AGCTGAGCGGAAGTCCGACGACCTGCTGCGCTATCTGCACCACGCGCGCAATGTAAACGAGCACAGCTTGGACTACATCACGTCGCGCGGCGGAGAGATGCGGTTGCAATTCCCTCCAGCCAGAGAAGTCACCTTCAGCGCTCACGTGATGGTGGACGGCGAAGGCGGCGTGCATGTTCGCAATCCGTTGGTAAAAACGCCGGAGGGCACCTTTGACGAGCCCGAGTATCGTAATCCGACGGTCCAACTCGTCCCCGTCCGAGATCGAGGTGTAGTTTACCCGCCGCCGCGCATGCACGACAGCAGGCCGATCGTGGATCGCTCCCCTCAACACCTGGCCCAGCTGGCCGCTCGATACGCCGAAGCGATGATGAAGGAGGCGGCAGCACTGCCTATCCACTATTGATGCCCCTCGAACGCGGGCACCGCACAAGGAAAAAGGCCGCCCCGGTGAGGGAGCGGCCCGAAAGGTGGGAGAGGATGCCTAGAAGGCAGGAGCAAGTTGCTCTGCCGTGGCGGTCTGCGATACGGACGCCCCACATGGCAGACTCGGAGTGGGTGGAGTGATTCAGTACACGGCGAAGGCAACGCGAGCGTCGTTGCGGCAGGGGTGCACGATCGCCGTCGATGGTGTCCCGGGCGAAGGCGACCGCCTCGCCTTCGAATTCCCCAACAACTCTCGTTTGAGCGGGGACGTCATGTCTGGTTCGCTTTCTTCCATGATCGTGAACGTCGGCGATACCACGGTCACCTTCCGCCCGTGGGCGAATGGTGACGACGTCATCGGCCTGGTGGCTGGTTGGACAAGGTGGACGGTCGCCTGATCGGAAAAGGAAAGGGCCGCCCCACCTCGCGGCAGAGCGGCCCTTCCGTCGTCCCCCTCGCAGGAACTTATGCGCGGCCAGCTTCGATCGCGGTCTTGATCTCGGCGACAGTGGCGTCGTCCTCGACCAGCACACCCTCGGCCTCAGCAATCGCAAGCAGCTCGGCCTTGGTCTTGCCCGACAGCGCCGGCGGATCGGCGGGCTTGCTGCCCCCCGGCTCGCCGTTGCCGTCATGGTCCAGCACGTCGGTTTCGGCCTCGTGCTCCGGAACCGGGGCGAACCACTCCTCGACGAAGTCGTCCGCTTCGATCGCTTCGCCCGGTTCGGCCCAGACTTCCTTGCCGTCGAGCCATGCGCCGCGTGCGCCTGGGGTGATGTTGCGAACCAGCGTCATTACATCGAATCCCGGTACGCCATGGCCTTGGGCAGGCGGATTTCCAGCCCACCGACGTTCATGATGCCGGCCACCTCGTAGACGAGGCTCGACTTCTGGAACGCGGGCAGGAACTGGTGCGGCCCGGGCAGGTGGAACTTCAGCACTTGGCTGTTCTTGGCATAGGCGACCATGCGGGTGGTCGAACCGGTGCCGGCCGTCTCGAGCGCGCGGCTCTTGAGGATCGTCAGGCCCTCACCGGCGACGTTGTTCGCCAGGAGGAACGAGAGGATCGTGCCGTCGCCCTGACCCATGCGGGTGGTGGCCGCGTAGTTGTAGAGCGAGGTCGGCAGGACCAGCGTGTCGGCGATGTGAGTTTCGCTCGAACCGGTCTCCACGGCGGTCAGCGCGGCGTTGATATCGCGCAGGATCTGGTCGGAGGTCTTGGCGCTCCACAGCCGCGACGAGCCGGTGCCGTCAGCGGCCACCTGTGCGCTGGGCACGTTGGCGTCGTTGACGAAGCCGGTCCAACCCTTCTCGGCGACGCCGGCCGGGTTCTTGCCGGTCATGCCGAGGCCGTAGATGAACCGATCCGAGGCGAGCACCGCGGCCCCGGCCTTGTCGCTCGACAGCGAACGACCGAGCTTGGCCGCGCGCTGCATTTCCTGCGTGTTCCATTCGTAGCCGATGCCGGCGAGGTGGAACGCGCGGGTGGCCTGGCTCATCTTGGTCGAGGCGTAGGGAATGTCGAATGCGCCGCCGCCAAGGAATTCGGCCTGGCCGACCTGGTCCATCGAGTAGACCAACGTGCCGACGTCCCACATGTCGCCCGAGCTGTCGACCGGCATGAACCGGGTGATATCGAACGAGGGGTACTTGGTCATGTAGACCTCGGCCTCGATCCGATAGAGCTGCGGCGTCAGGAAGGCGAGGCCGACCTGGCTGTCGCTGAAGAAGGCGTCGATCTTGTCGGCGAAGGTCGCGGCGTGGCGGGCATTGTCAGCCGCCCACAGCGAAATGACCTGGCGCTTGAGGGCGCCATCGGCGGCCATGAAGCCGACCGGGTCGGTGATGCGGCCGGAAGCGGCATCGAAGAAGGTGGAGATGGCGTTCATTGGTCAGGTTCCCCCTTAGCGCTTCACGATGCGGACAAGGTCGTCATCGACCCCGCTGGTGTCGAAGACCCAGCCCGCCAGCGGAGTGCCGCCGGACGAGACGAAGTCGCCGTTGCTGTCGAACTGGACGGCATCGCCATCGGCGACGGTGCCACCGGCGGTGACCCAGATCGCGCCCGCGGTCATGATGTTGACCGTGTCGTACTGCTGGTACTTGTCGGCGGTCTGGCCCGAAACGAGCGCGAGCGCCGAGGTGGCGATGGTGATGCCGAGCGCCGGGTTCCCAGCCACCGCGATAGTGAAGCTGTCGCCCGCGACGAAGTCGGTGGCGCCGTCCGCCAGGGTGAAACTGAGGCCACCGGCCGAGAAGGCGGATGCCACAACACCGTCCCCAATCTGGATGCCGTCCGGATCGAGCACGATGAACGTGCCGACGTTGGCGCCCGGTTCGACGATGGTCAGCGTGTAATTTCCGACCTTCGCCGGGGCAGCGACGGTGATAGCCCCCATGGCTCCGTTGCCGGTGTTGGTGCCGAGCGCGGCCGAGGTGCCGGCCAAGCTCTGGGTCGCAATGCAACCGTGATCGCCGGAGCCGCGGTAAGCGACCTTGCCGAAGCCGATGCCCCCGCTGTTCTCGACGGTGCGGCTGATGCGGTTGGAAGTTTCGCCGTTGGCGACCATGCCCGCGTAGGACGCGGGGACGGTGTCGGAGTAGCTGGTCTGAAGCGTAGACATCTACGATCCCCTTAGTTGAAGCGGGCGGTGCGGATGGCGTCGACGACCTTGCGGCCGTCGGTCACCACCACCGGGTTGCGGATACCGTCGAGCACCTCGGCCTTGGCCGTGGTCTTCACGTCGGCGGTGAGGGCGTCGAAGCGCGCCTGGACATAGTCGTCCGACTTGTCGGCAATGGCAGCGTCGCCCAGCTTGACCGCGCAGGCCATGCGGCGGACGTCGGCGACGGTCTTGCCGGCGGTGTCGCCAAGCTTGTCGCCGCATACGACCTTGGCCTTCTCGACCACGGCCGCCTTGGCGTCGGCGAGCGCGTCGATCTGGGCCTGGTCGACTACCTTGGCCTTGAGATCGTCGATCTCGGCGTCCTTCGCGGCCATGGCCTTGTCGTAGGCCGTGGTGGCGTCGGTCAGCGCCTTGTCGGCGGCGGCGGCCTTGTCTTGCAGCTTCGAGATCGCGGCGGCGACTGCATCGGCGTCCGCGAGATCGACCTGCAGACCGTCCAGAACGATCTTCTTCACTGGCTTCTCCTTGGGGATTGCCGCGAGCATGGCGGCGGGGTTGGAATCGCAGACGGACCATCCATCCGTGATCCGACAGTCAGGACCGGCGCGGCCAGCATCGACGAGCGCGACGTGGTTGCCGGTGATGCGGGTCTGGCGCGCCTGGCACACGGTGCCGTCGGCAGCCTTGAAGTCGCCGAACTCGAGCTCGGCGCTGTAGCCGTTGGAGAGCTCGCGCTTGCCGGCGTCGACTTTGTCGATCGCGGCCTGGTCGGTGAGCAGCAGGTCGAAGGCGAGGTATTCGCCGTCGCGCATCGCGCCCATGATCGTGCCGCGGGCGTGGTCGCGCCAGTTGGCGGCAGTTACGGCCTCGCGCGGGTGGTTGTCGGTGATCGGCTTGCCGATGAACGATCGGGCCGAGGCCTCGTCGAAGACCGTGCTCTCGTCGCGCAGGACATTGATCACGCCCCGATCGCGCAGGCCGTGGACGTTGGCCGGATCGACCTCGCTGCCGAGGTACTGATAGACCCCCGTGCGAGCAGCGCGGGCGCGCGTGGCGAGGAAGCCGTCTTTCGTGCGGCGCGGGGCGTCGAGGGTGAGGCGGTCCGTGAACTGCATGGCGGGGAGGAATGACCCGCTGGGCGGCGCGCTGCTACGGACGCAACCGCCCGGCTATTCCAGCTCAGCCATGATCGGCAGATAGGCGCTCATCCGGCAGCCGCAGAACGGCGGTTGGCCCGGCCAGTCCCCACTCTCGATCTGATCACCGCCGTCCATCGCTGTGCCATCGGGGTTGCGCTGCTTGCCGGTCTTGAGGTCATAGACCTTGCCGTCGCGGGCAACGTGGGCCTTGCGCGGGTGCTTCTTCGAGGAATGGCGCCAGCGGCCGAGCGTTAGCCCCGCCTCGAGTTGGCGCTCTCGATCGAGCGCTGCGCTCAGCTTGGTGTTCTGATCGCTGGCAATACGGACCGAACGGTCGCGGGCCATGCCCGTAGCGTCGCGGATCGACCTCGCCACCTCGCGCGCCGGGGTGCGCTCCTGGTAGCCGCGGAACACCGCGTCGGCGATCCGGCCCTGCGCCTGCGCCGAAACATCCTTGATCAGCGCGACGTTGCGCGCGACGAACTCATCGACTGTCTCGGCCACCGGGGAGCCTGTCAGCACCGCGCCCAGCTGCACATCGGTCGCTGAATAGACCGCGTCGGCCCACTTCTGCCGATGCCACTTCTCGATCCGGACCGCCCACTCGCGGACGCGGGCACCGAACGCCAGCACGAGCCGGGACACCTGATCCTGCGCGGCATCGATCGCCGCCTGGTTCTCGGCGGCGCTGTCGGTGGTCATGCCGCTGTAGCCCGCCATGATAATCGGGATGGCCTCGGTCCAGATCCGGACCACGTCGAGGTAGATCAGCGCGAGATCCTGCGCATGGGCCACGGTGGGCAGGATCGGCCGGACGGTTATCGCGGCGCGCTTGCCGTTCTTGCGCGCGAGGCGGACGAGGTCGAGCTGCATCAGCCTTTGCCCGGGAACCCGCCTTCGGTCACTTCCTCGAAGATCTCGGGCCCCAGCACGATCTTGCCGCGGTACGGCTCTACGTTCGCGAGCTCGACCGGCTCGCCGGTCAGCGAGACGTGGGGCTGGTACTGCGGGAACTTGTCGGAATAGCCCGACGCGCGAACGATGGACTCGTGCCGCCACGACAGGGCAGAAGACGTGAACAGGAGCACTGCGGTCCGGTTGCCCAGCGGCTCGACGATGCGAACGCCTCCCGGTTGAATGGTGATTTCGCCATTATCGTTCTGGCTCCACTCACCCTCGATCGACATCCAGTCGAAGGGGTGATCGATGTGGCAGATGGTGACGTGGAGGCCATCCTGCATCTCGGGGAGGCCCTGCGCCTTGGCCCATGCCTGGATATCCGCGACGTTGACTACATCGCGGCGGACGTAGAGTGTGCGCGGGGCGGCGTCGTTGACGGCGCGGCGAGGCGGGAGCGCGAGCGGCTTCCCGCCCGCGCCGGTAGATGCTGGATCACCTCCCTTCGTTGCCTGCAATGCGCTCGGATCGGGTTCGTTCGCCGGATCGACGTCGGGGATCTCCGGCGCCTTCGCGAGCTCGTCCTTGAGCTCAGGCCACCGCTCGGACTCGATCATGCGCGCCTGAACCGACTTGGCCAGCGCGGACATCGGGATCAGCCCGGAGCTGGCGTAGAGCTCGACCGTCTCGGCCTCGAGCTTGTCGATCTCGGCCTGCTCCTTCTCGGTCGGGGCATCGAGCTCGCAGAACGAATAGGTGAGGTCGAGCGGTACGCCGGCGGTGGGCAGGAGCAGGGCGTCGAGCTTGTCGAGCGCGGGGCGCAGCTGCATCAGCTGGCGGGTGCGGATGCCCGAGCGGTAGTTCTTCTCGTCGCTCTCGCCGGTGGCGTTCTGGCCGTCGGGCGACTTGCCGAGCAAGCGGGTGGCCGGAATGTCGGCCGCGCCCGCGACGATCGCGAGATAGGTCCGGATCATGTCGGGCATGCCCGCCCAGGTCAGCTGGCGGGTCTCCCACTCGTCCTCCTTGTCCAGGAAGATGGCGCGGTGGGAGGACTTGCCTTGCGAGGTCAGTTCGACCCGGCGCTTGACCTTGGCGTCGCCGTCGGGCTGCAGCAGCGTCTCGGCCATCTGCGAGAACCGAAACACGTCGATCTTCGCCTCGTCGATCAGCGTGGCGAAGCCGTCCGTGGCGGTGTTGGCGTTCTTCACCGCTTGGTTGACCCGATCGATGATCGAATCGCCCCAGAAGGCGTCGTCGGCCGTGATCCCGACCAGCCCGGGGACGCGCTCGCCCTTGAACGCGATCACGCGCGAGGGGTGGATGCGGTTCTGCGCGCGGGTACCGGCGAGGGTGAACCAGCCCGGCTCGCCGAAGTTCTCGCTGTCGACGTCCCAATCCATGTCGCCAAGGGAGATCCGCTGGCGGGGCAGGGCCTTGACGTAGAGCAGCTTGTCACCGTTTCGCAGCGGGGCAGCCATGTCGGTGCCGCTGCCGAGGATCACCACGCCGCCACCGAGGCGGCCGTAGACGAGGCCGGTGAGGATGGCGTCGGCGACCTTGAGGCGCTTCTCGGCCTCCTCGATCTTCTTAACCTCCTCGGAGCTGGCCTCCCACTCGCGCCACTCGCGGACCATGTCCATCGGTACGAGGTCGACGATCTTGGCCATCAGCCACGAGGAGCGGTAGGCGGCCTCGATCTGCTCCGCCGTGAGCGGCATGTGCACCCAGAAGTTGTGCGACGCGCGGTCGATCTGCGTGCCTCGGCCGGTCAGGACATTGGCGAGGCCGTCGAAGAAGGTGGTGATGGCGCCCATGCCGGCGGGATGCTCCCACGCGGCATGGTGGTGCTACGGACGGCGGCTGCGGATATTCGCCAGATAGAACCGGTAGGACTCCTTCCACGATCCGAGGAAGGCCCACTTCGCCAGCTCTAGCACTTCGAATTCATCTTCGCGCATGGTTCGCCCGAGCCGGCGCATTTCGGTGTTGAGGAGTCGCTCCTCGAATTCTTCTAAGGTCATACCGCGATTATACGCGAGTCGTTTGCTCGGCGCATTATTCCCGATCAGAGCGCATCGAACACGGACCCTGCCGACCCCAGCGCCAGTTCGTTTAGCGCATCAGCGAACGCATCCACCTGGTCGTCGAAGGTTGCGTTGGGGAAAGAGCAGACCTCGTCGAGAAAGGCCTCATTCCACGGCCCGCGCAGCAGCTTCACGTTCCCGGCTTCAGCCTGGGCCGAGGCGGGCCGGGCCCGGGTTGCCTTGTCGCCGGTCACCGGCTTGGCCGTTACGGGATAACCCGCTAGCAGCCGCACCTTGGTTTCGGCGTCGGCCTTGCCGGCCGCGCCCGGGTCCTGCGGCATGCGGATCGACACGGCCGGACCGTCTTGGCTCGCGGTGTTCCGGAGCGTCCGCTCGACCTCGGACGGGCTCCACCGCCCGCGCACCACGTCATCGATGTAGAACACGCCATCCGCGTAGGCCATGCGCAGCCCGACGGTCCAGTCGGGTTGCTTGCCGGGCTTGGCCTTGGACGCGGCGAAATCCCACGCGCGCACCCGGCGCCGGATCTTCGCTGGGAGGGTATCGACCACCTCGAAGTCACCGCGCTGGAACATGCCGCCAGAGCGCGGCGTCGGGCGCTGCTGGAACTGCCCCGCCACGGCATATGCGCCCATCGGCACCTTGTCGCGCTCGACCACCTCACGCGGGAAGCGCTCGGGGAACAGCAACTCGCCGTCGAAGCTGCGCGGATCCTTGAACCCGATCGATGTGCCACACCGCCGATCGGGCTCGAATTCCATCGGCAGCATCAGGTGCTCGTAGCCGAGACCGAGCGACAGGATCGTGCCGGAGACGTCCTGCTCGTGGAGGCGCTGCATGATCACGACGATGGCCGAATGCTCAGGGCTGTTCAGACGGGTCGGCACCGATTCCCGGAACGTGCGGATCGTCGCGTTTCGTTCGGCCTCGCTCTCGGCGCCGTCGACGCTGTGCGGGTCGTCGATGATCACTCGGTCGCCGCGCCCGCCGGTCAGTCGCGAAAAGGGAATGCCTTGCCGGAACCCGGTCGCGGTGTTGCTGAACGCCATCTCGCCCGCGCGGACCAACTCGGTCGGCCAGAGTGATTGGAACCACTCGGACGTGACCAGGTCGCGCATGCGCCGGTTGTCGCGCTTGGCGTAGTCCTCCGAATAGCTCGAGCCGATGATGCGCGTCGCGGGCCGATCCATCGGGCCCCATTCCCATGCCGGCCAGAACACGCCAGCGAGCAGCGACTTCATCGTGCCGGGCGGGACGTTGATCAGGAGGCGGTTGATTTCGCCATTGGTGATCGCGGTCAGGTGCTCGCAGATCGCATCGACGTGCCAGCCATGGATGTAGGGATTTGACGGCTCGAGCACGTGCCAAGCCTCACGCACAAATCCGGCGAGGGTCCGGCAGCGCTGCCGGATGCTCTCGGCGTTTTCGGCGCGGCGTCGGCGTTCAGCTTCCAGCTGACGGGCTTCGTACCGGGCGTTCGCCTCGGCCAGCAAACCGGCGAGGGCTGCGGCCTCAGTGCGAGGTAAGACGGGGGACATATGCGCCCTGGGTCAGCGCGGCGATTCGAGCCTCGAGCTCTTCATCGGACAGGTTCGCGAATTCAACCCGGCCGCTGTGGTGGATCTGATCGCGGAAGGCCTGAACCTCGACGTGCTTACCGACGATCTCAAGCGCCCCCTTCGCCGAGGCGAAGGCCCCTGCTTCCATAGCCTTGTCGTGCAGCGCTACGGCCTTCTTCAGCACCCATGCGGCATCGATTTGGACCAATTCAGCAGCGTCGGCGAGTATTTCCGTCACCCGGGCCCGCACGTGTTCATTTGCGTTCAACCGCGCCG